TTACATTGCTGCGAGTAACTTATTGATAAAGTACTGCTGCCCTTTTCCTGTAACTTTCGTGGTCTTGCTGATCTTCGTTGATCCATTTGGCTGATTGATCACTGTTTCCTTGATCTCGAATAGATCCATATCCATTGCTCGTTGCGTTGGCATATTCCAATCAGAGCCTTTTCTCTTGATCAGATAACCATTGCATCGCATCCATTCAAACAGTTTATTTTGCCCCGTCTGTACTCCGTTTTGACGAAGAATCTTAGCCAACTCTCCGATCAGGATAGATGTATCACTCGTGGAAACTGCATCCGCAAATATCTCTTTTGGCTTCATTCTTTCGTTATCCTCAATCAGTATTGCGTTGTCTGATTTGAGCTTGTCTATCGTTTTATCTGCCATCTTCAATGCTCTTGCAAATATCTGCTCTGGTGTATTCCAGGCTTTCTCAAGATCCAAGAAATACTGTCGGATTTGCTTTCCTTCAGGTGATCTCTGAATCATACAAATCTGCTTTGCCATGTCGATGGAAATCAGAAAGTCCGTCTGAGGTCTTCCATTGTGTTCTACAGTTTTACTCTTTTTTGAGTAAAAGTCTTTAGACTCTTCAAAGCCATATTCACACATTCTTGGAAACCAATCGTTAAATCTTGTTTTGATGTTTAACTGCTCATGTAAATCTCTTGCTGACACTGTTGGCTCTTCCGCTTCGTAGTTAACAGCAATCAATTTGCTCATTTCGTTCATGTCAAATCTCATCTCCTAACTGTTTCTGTAACAACTGCTGTTCCAAAGAATCAAAATCATAGTCCCTTTGACAATTTAATTCCCCCGGAGTTTTTTCACTCTGTATTCTTTCAGGTTTTTCGTAATTTGCATCCAAGTAATCTATGTATCCAGAGTTAAAAAACGTGCTGCCATTTTGAGGCTTTCTCCAGTCATCTAACGCCAAGTCCGCCTTGTATCGGTCAATGGCACGACTTAATTCGTCGAATCCGATATCAAGTAAACGCCTCTTATTGGCATCTGAGACTTTCCCCTTCCCACGTTTCTGAGGGTATAATTTCCAAACTCTCTCAAACAGTGCATCTGCTTCAGATTTGCACATAGTATTTTTATTTATATCTTTATCTTTATTCTTTATCTTTATCGGCTTTTTTGGGTTTTTAGTTTTTTTTTCGATTTCTTCAAAACCCAATGGGTTTTTTGGGTTTTCTTCTGAGTCGTTTTCTTTTTTAGGTCTTCCACCCTTTTTCCCATTTTCCCGATTAGAACTGCATCGATTTTCGTACTTCTTTGAATCACGATCCATCTGGCTTTGTATAAATGAAAATGCCATCATGGATATTCCATCAAGTTCTGGAACAACTCCTGATTCAGAGTAATCAATCAATGCCATCAATAACCGACCTCTCTGCTCATCTGTCAGTAATTTTAGTGGTTCCCGATATTCATGGTAGATCAGGAAGCTGCTCTTTTGCTTCATGTGATCACCTCGTTATTCGTAAATCGTACAGATCTCCATATTTCTTTTGGAACATCTTTTTCTTGATCTTGAAAACATCTGTTTCCACGCCTTTCACATCTTCAATCACACCTCTGTTTACTCTACGATCAAAGTAAGCAAAATCCCCTCTGTATGTGATCGCTCTGATCGTCTTGCCCTGATAAATAAATTTATCCTGAAGGACCACGACCGGCTGTAGTTCCAGATGTGAGATCTCTCCTGCTTCTTCTAACAGCTTTAATTCCTGATATCTTTCTGCTTCTCTGATGCTGTCAAACTTGATCCCATCAACTATCGTTTTGTGATTGTTGTACTTGTTGGGTCTGTTGTAATTCTTCCAAGCCATTCTCCTGCTCCTTTACTATGATTCCATAAACCTTATACTTTTCCCGGAAAGCTTTTTCTCCGATCGTATGATCTTCTGTATGATGCGTTCTGCATAGGCATATCTTTCTATAATTGCTGTCGTCTACGGCCCTGCGATCATTTCCCATGCCGATCTTGTCAACGTGATGGATTTCTCCTTTGCGGCCACAGATCGCACATACACGATTCTTGATGCAGTAATACAGATACCTTCCAATATCATCTGCTCGGTTGATCGCCAAATCAGATAATGGGATTCCCTGCTCTAAGCAGAACTCCAATAACATCGAGATGAACTCTCTTGCTGTATCAACTGTGCATGTCCCTAAAGAGAAATAATCATTTCCTGTCCGTATGATATATTCATACTTCATGATCTCTTTCATCTGTTCAGGAAGATAACCAGTATAGTCTGCGATGTCTCTGATCGTTGCGTATGCCTTTTTTCTCTGTGCATTTGTTATTGTTCTGCCATCATCTAGCCGAAGCTCCACATCACGGATTCGCTTATCCAGAATCGTATTAAACAAATTTTTCTCCGGAACAAAGACTTTCATCTCTGTTCCTTCGATATCTGATCTGATTCCTGTTATCTTTGCTAATTCATACATTGATTACTTAGTCTCTTCTTCCTTTGGCGGCCTGATATCGTAAAGGAATACTCTATTCTTTGTCTTTTTATTTTTGATCGACAAAGCCACAATCTTTTTGTTTTCAATGATGATCTGTTCTACATAGAACTTATCGTATGTAGTTAGTTTTCCATTTCTTCCTTTGGTAATTTCTACACACTCTTTTGGAATCCAGATAAACGGTGCTGTATATAATTCTCTTCCGATTCCTAGGTTAAAACATGCACGTTTAAAACTGTCCGATGCTTGTCCTTTTTCTTTCTCCGTATAGGACTCAACACCCACATCCTGTTTGTATATCCATTCCTTCTTTTGATCATCATAAACTTCAACTGTACAGAAGAGATTCCCGCCGATTATTTCGTGTGATCTTCTCCATCCTGTAACTCCCAGTGTTTCATCCAGGATGTTCATGTCGCACCTTGCATCTTTATATAGCAGCAGAGAGCATCCTTTTTCATTAACAGTTGCAACCCTGCATTCGATTTCATCCTTGGTTAAATCTCTGAATTTCATGTGCTGCTCCTATCTGATTCTTAGACTTTCTGTCTGAACCAATTCAATGTTTTCGGTAAAAACTGCTCCTTCTTTCAGTGCCTTGATCAGTCCTTTTTTATCAATTTTATCTGGTTGTTTGATTCTGTACTCTTCTGGTACCAGTGATTCATCTTTGATCCTTACACTTGCCGGATTTTTCTGGATTCCAAAACTGAACAGTGTTGTTTTAAATTTGGTTTTTCCTGTCTCGATCATGGCATTTTCAAGATTCTGTTTGATCGCTTTTTTGTTGTTTGCTACAACTCTTTTCATCTCTGTCAGTCGTTTGATTTCGCTGCTGATTGCTTCTTCTTTACCATCCAGGGAACGAAGAACTTTTGCATACCCATCTGCTTTGTCTTCAAATTCGTAGTCCATTCCTTCCAGAGTATCTTTGATATCTGCCTGTGTCAGATTCTGTTCTTCTGCCATGTCAAGCAATTCTTTATATTCTGCTGTCAGTTCGTATAATGTTGCCATTTTATTTATCTCCTTCTTTAGTTGTTACCACTTTTGATAATCCATATTTTACTTTTAAAGCCACTTGAATCATTTGAACATTAGTCTTTTGACCGTCATCCAAACCCTTTTCCAAAATTTCTGCAATAAATTTGAGAACAGCAACGGTAATGTCATTTGCAGCCGCAGGAACCGGATTTACACAACCTCCGATTTCAAACAAAATGACATCAACAACTTCTTCTATTTTGTCTGCTGCTGTGTCTACAAGACCTGCCTTTTTAATAAACAACTTTCTAGCATTTTTTCTCTTACTTTCCGTCTTGTTTCATTCTTCATCGCCGTTTCCTCTTCTTTCTTCTAATAGTTCAGTCAATCTCTCTTTGCACTTGATTGCTCGTTCTTTTTGTTGATGACCCCAATAGTCTCCTAAATAAAAACTGAATTTCTCTTTTCTGCCCTCTTCTTCTGACCATCCATCCGGGGAAATCTCAACATCTAACTGTGCAACATGCCCATAAAAATCCACAAATACTGTAGGTCCTGAACATCTGTGTTTCCTTCGATGTTCAACCTTCCCGTCTTCTCCTTCTTGGATCTTCATGCATAACGTAAAAATCTCCTGTGCTAGTTTTATTGGTTCTATTTTTTCTCGATTTGTGTTATACTGTTCTTGTCTATTTAACTGTGTGCCTAATGGAGTTGCCGCTCCGTGGGCACTTTTTTCTTTCTTATTTATCAAATTTCTTCACTCCTTCCTCAAATACTACTGCTGTGATCAAACATACCGCAGCTAACTCTTTAAAGATTCCCATTGCGATCAGCACTGCTGCTGTGCAGATCATCGCTTTTGTTTCTGTGTGCATCTTTATGCTCCTTTCTCATACGCTTATCATTTCAGTCACAAAAAACTTTTTTGCATTTATGAAATATCTATGCGTATTTTCACTTGTCCGGATTGCATATCCCCATGGAAAAGTTCCTTGAATCAGTCCTTTTTCGATTGTTGAAACACCCATTCCCATCAAATACGCAACTTCTTTCGGGGTTAATGTCTCTATTCTCTTTTTAGGAATTACTATCTCTTCAAAGTAATTCTCTGGAAGATCAAATGCTTCTGCAATCTCATTTCTTCTTGCTTTTGTCGGTTCTGAATCTCCAGACATCCATTTGCTAACGGTTGACCTACTCACACCGCAGATCCTGGACAACTCTACTTGGTTGATATTTTGATCTACCATTACTTTTTTAAGCCTGTCCTTGAACACTTTCATCACCTACCTTTCTTCAGATGGCTTAATTCCCTGCCCGACGATTGAGTGCTATTTTTAATTAACCAATTTAGGTAGGATTTCAGGATTCTGTGCATCGGGCAGGGAATTAAGCCATCTGCTATTATTCTGTTGTCTTTCTTTCATATATCTCCTATACTTAATTCACAGGACACTGCCATGTCCGAGTCTTAAGAGAGGAGTATTCTTAATGGAAAATTTGTTATTTAAACTTACCGAATATCAATATGAAATTCTAACGGCAATATTAGAATGTCCTGGGCAAAATCCTGGTGATTTCTTTTTCGATTTTCCGTCTATTGATGGATATGTAGAAATGTTTTTAAATGCAAATCTCGTATCCATAAACGAATCTGATGAAGTTTCTATCACTGAATTAGGCCGCGCTCATTTGGCTGAATTTGAGCTTCAACGAAAAATAGAAAAGGAACGAGAAGCAAAATATCAACAGCAAATAGATGCCATTACATCTATTGCAGAGACCGCCAAACAAAATGCATTATCTGCAGAGGCGGATTCAAAACTCTCTAAAACTATTTCTATTCTTTCTTTGATTGTTGCAACAGCCTCTGTCATGGTAGATATTTTTTTAAAATGATTCCACCAATGCCTAAAATAATTACAGCTATTCCCTGCAATATAACAGCTATTTGCAGGGATGATATTTTTTGTTCCTGGCAACGCTGTTTTTCTTTTTGCTTAGAAATCGCAGAATAGATCGCCCATCTCATTTCTTTACCTGTTACTCCATGCAGAATAGTTTTTAACTCTTCTGATTCTTCTAGCTGTTTTTCTTTTAACTGCTTATCTAGATTACTTTGGATTTCCTCTGCTAATTTTTCATCGGGCTGTATATCTTTCAATACTTTCGTCTTTCTCACCTCCTGGTTATTTAAATCCATTTTAATTGGATTTCTTAGGTAAAAAAATATAGTCAATTGGAATACCATATAATTTACTAAGTTCTCTTCCTTGCGACATTTTCGGTTCAGAAGTCCCTTTTTCCCAGCTAACGATAGTCTGTTTTCCAACATGCATATGTTTTGCGACCTCTTCTTGTGTCATTTCTGCATTAACTCGTGCTGAAGCTAAAGAAATTTGAAATGGTACTGCTTTACCTTCATTCATCTTTGTCACGTCATCACCGCCTTTCTTTAATTTCTGTATTCATTATAAATCCATTTTAAATGGATGTCAATACTAAAATCAATTTATTTTTGACTTTTAGTTGCAAAAAATCAATTTTTATTGTACTATATTAATAACGAAGTGAGGTGATTTAATGTCAGATGAAAAGCAAAAGAAAATATTCTCTAAAAATCTATCTTTCTATTTAGAGAAATCAGGAAAAAGCCAAAAAGAGGTGGCTAAAGCTATTGGAGTTATTCCACAAACATTTAATACTTGGTGTACGGGACAATCCATTCCTAGAATGGGAAGCGTACAAGCTCTCGCTGATTATTTTGGAATTGGAAAATCTGATTTAATAGAAGAAAAATCCGATCAAGCCATTGAGCTAACTAAGAAAGATGAAAAAGATATCGCAAAACGATTAGAACAAACCCTTGATCAGTTAGAATCCGATCAAGATGGACTGATGTTCTCTGGAGAACCTTTAGATGATGAAACAAGAGAATTATTAAAAGCTAGTCTCCAGAATAGTATAACCATTGCAAAAATAAATGCTAAGCAAAAGTTCACACCAAAGAAATACAGAAAATAAAGGAGTGATTCATTGGATATTCGTAAAAAAACAAACACATTAAAGAAAAAATATGGTACGAATGATCCTTTTGATATTGCTAAGTATTTAGGGATAAAGGTTATATTTGAACCATTGGGATCCATTAGTGGATACTACAATAAACAGCTTCGTATGAAGCAAATACATATAAATCATGATCTTTCTGATCACGATCAGCTATTTACATGTGCACATGAATTAGGTCATGCAATTATGCATCCTGATGCTAATACTCCATTTTTAAGAAAACGAACAGGACTTCTTGTAAGTAAAATGGAAATCGAAGCAAATAAGTTTGCAACTGAGCTTCTAATTGATGATGAAATTTTTCTTGAGTTTCAAGAATTTACTACAGATCAGATCGCACGTGCACTTGGATATAATGAGGAACTGATAAAGTTAAGATTGAAATAAGGATAAAAGTATGAGAAAAAAATTATTAACTGTTGGACTTGCGATGTTGATGGCTATATCTTCAGCTTCATGCAAAAGTTCAGAGAAAACTCAAACAGCTAAAGAAGACACGTACAAAAACTATAAACAGTATAATACATCATTCGGATTAAAATATAAAATTCCAAACGACTGGAATAAAACAGATACAAGCACATCTACTGATCTTACGTTCAGCAAAGACGATGACACAATAACGCATGGTTTAATAGGTGTCTATTACTATGAATTTGATGGTGACATTATACAGAAAGAGAATTTTCGTTCTCTCGTTAGCAATATAAAAGATGGCGAAAATTACAACGGCAAATTTCATTCTGAATCGTCTACAATAAATGGAGTAAAGGTTAAATTTTTTTCATACGAACTAGATATTAATGGTGATGCTTATTTTATGAAAGGCATAGTTTTTAATTGCGGAAATGGGTATTGTATATTAGACTTTATATATCCAACAAATAAAGATTACGGAGAACTTTTTGATAATATTGCAAATTCAATATCTGTTAATACTTCTGCAATCGTGACTGCAACCGAAAAACCGAACGAAACAGAAGCATCAGTGTCTACTACGGAAGAACCAACAACCACAGAGGTTACAACTGAAGCTACAACAGAGAAAGCAACTCAAGTAAAGCCAAAATCTAAGGACATCACTGACAAAGATATTGATTTTTCGAGTGATTATAGAAATGACTCCACTGGAAAATGGAGAATTGCCATAACTTCTGACAGCTTTGATATTGAAAAATATGCTTTATCCTATTATCTCAATTACTTTAAAGCTGATGATGAGATCCATGTTATTGTGAACTTTACCAGAATGACAACAACCAAGATTTCTGACATGGGCGATACACTTGATGTATCAATTCATGAATACACAAAAGGTGAAGAACACGATGCCAATAAGGCATTGGGCGGAATGCTTTTAAATGAGTATCACGTCAATATAAAAACTGGAAAAATAACTAAAATCCAATAATAAAAGAAAACCGCCCAGCTACCAACTGGACGGAATCTCAGAAACCTATCAACCATGGATGGCTGATATAATCTCTGCCTGAACAACAGAATTATATCATACATCCTGCAAAAACACAATTTGATAAGGGTGTATTTTTTGTACCCTTTTTTAGGAGGGATATATTATGTCTGTATACAAAGACACAAAACGCAATACCTGGTACTGTCAATTTTATTATACCGATTGGAAAGGTGATCGAAAACAAAAACGTAAAAGAGGGTTCCTAAAAAAGAAAGATGCACAGGAATTTGAAAGAAAGTTTCTGGAACACTTCAGTACTGCTCCTGACATTACTTTCAAATCTTTAGCTGATAAATATTATGAATACGTCAAACATCGCCGGAAGGAATCTACATTGTATAATTTAAGAGGACATATAGATAAACACTATCTGCCATTCTTTGAAAAATTAAAGATAGTTGAAATAACAAGTGAGCATATTGCCAAATGGCAAAATTCACTCATTTTAAGCAATTACAAGAGGTCTTATATAAAGACATTGACTAGCCAGTTATCTTCGATATTTGAGTATGCTGTACGACACTGTGGACTGAAAGAAAATCCATGTAGAAATCTTGATCCATTAAAAGATAAAGACAGCAAAAAATTTCAGCTCTGGACAAAAGAGGAATTTCATGAATTTTATAACTTGCTGTCAAATACTCGTCAAAAAATAATGTTCGAAACTTTATTTTATACTGGGATGAGAAAAGGTGAACTTATGGCATTAACTGAGGAGGATCTTTATTACGATCAGCAAAATGCCTGCTATATGATCAGCATCACAAAGACGTATTCAACTGTCGGTAATAAAAAGATGATCACTACACCTAAGACAAAGAAAGCTGTTAGAGATATTTCCATTCCGGACTTTTTATATTTTGATCTTATGGCTTATATTAAAAGAGTTCCTGGAATGAAACCAACAGATAGAATCTTTCCAGTTAATTCAACATATTTAAATGATGCAATGATTTCGATGTATAAAAAGCATCCAGAAATCAAACAGATAAAGGTTCATGATCTCCGACATTCCCATGCATCAATGTTGATCCGTATGAATGTAGATATTGCAACACTGTCTTACCGGCTTGGACACGAGAATATCTCTACTACTCTTGATACTTATTCCCATATGTATGGTAACAGCCAAAAGGATGTTGCTGATCAATTAGAACCGAAAAATTTCAAATTTTAATGTCAAATTAATGTCACGGAATACTAACACACACAAATTTAATGTCACAACTAAAAAGAAGGCTAGTCAAATTTCATGACTAACCTTCTTAATTTTATTCTATTGTTCTTCCTCAGGAAGCAGATTTTTCATGCTTCTAAGCCCAATACAAAGGGTTGATGTATTATGTAACAATGCAGATGTTGTTGGCTGTAAGATTCCTAAAACACCAGCACCAATAAGTCCTGCGTTAAATCCAACAATAAAGCGGTAATTATTGTGAATACGATGCATCAAACTATTACTGATATGTTTTAATGCTACTAAACCATGTAAATGATCAGCTTCAATCGTTACATCGGCAATCTCTCGTGCAATTTCAGCTCCATCACTGATCGCAACTCCAACATTTGCTGCAGATAGTGCCGGAGAATCATTGATTCCATCACCGATCATGATAACTTTTCTTCCTGCAGCTTTTTCAGCTTCAACAAATGCAGCTTTTTCTTCCGGAAGTACTTCGGCATGATATTCATCTACACCAACTTTTTCTGCGATAACTCTTGCTGTTCGTTCACTATCTCCTGTCATCATGACAACCTTGGAAATACCAGCTTCTTTTAAAGCCTTAATGACATCTTTTGCTTCTTCACGCAGTGGGTCTTCAATGCAGATCACACCTGCAAGCTTATGTTCAATCGCCATATACAGATGAGAACATTCTTCTGAAAGACTGTTAAATAATTCTTGTTTTTCCTCTGGAATCGTACATTGTTCATCCTCAAATACAAAATGATAACTTCCGATTACGACTTTCTTATCTTCGATCATAGAAGAAATTCCATGAGCTACAATATATTCAACTTTTGAATGCAACTCTTCATGCACAAGATTACGATCTTTGGCTGCCTGAACAACAGCTTTGGCCATAGAATGAGGAAAATGTTCTTCTAAGCATGCAGCAATTCTTAATAATTCCTGACATTTCATACCATTAAATGAAACAATATCTAAAACTGTTGGCTCTGCTTTTGTTAAAGTACCTGTTTTATCAAATACGATTGTCTGAGCTTCTGCCATTGCCTCTAAGTATTTTCCACCTTTGACAACAATATTATGATCATTTGCCTCTTTGATTGCTGATAAAACGGAAATTGGCATTGCCAGTTTTAAGGCACATGAAAAGTCAACCATCAATACAGATAATGCTTTTGTTGCATTTCTTGTAAGCAAATATGTGAGGGCAGTTCCAACTAATGTATAAGGAACCAGACGATCTGCAAGATGTTCTGCCTTACTTTCTAAAGATGATTTTAATTTCTCAGATTCTTCGATCATTGTAACGATTTTATCAAATTTACCTGATCCGTTAGCTTCTTTAACACAGACTTTTAAGTCTCCTTCTTCAAGAACTGTTCCTGCATAAACATATCCATCTATTGTTTTACGGACAGGAATAGATTCTCCAGTTAAAGATGCCTGATTGACCATAGCTTCTCCTTCAATGATAACACCATCAAAAGGAATCATATTTCCCATCTGAACATGAACAATATCATTTGCCTGAATTTCATTAGAAGATACTAAAACTTCATGATCGCCATCGACTTTCCATACTTTCCCAACATTTAATGACATACTCTTGGCAAGATCATCGACAGATTTCTTATGTGTCCACTCTTCAAGAATTTCACCGATTCCAAGTAAGAACATGATAGAGGATGCGGTATTGATATCCCTTCTTAGCATAGATACACCAATCGCAGTACCATCAAGCACTGGAACTTCAATTTTTCCTTGTGCAAGTGTATGTATTCCTTCATATATGTATTTTACAGATTTGACAGCTGTGATACCGGCTCTTAATGGATATGGGAAAAACAATTTACTTCCATAATGGAAGAGTACCTTACTTGTAATCTTATCCCAATAAGACTGGTTTAGCTGTCTGCTCTGACTTTCTTGATAATTATCTGGAACAGTAATGATTCCATGGTAAAATTTTTTTAAAGTGTTAAGAATCTTTTCACGATCTGTATTATAACAGATCACGATATCGTTCGTGCGGTCATAGATTTTGACAGATGTGACAAAATCTTTTGTTGTCAGATAATATTGAAGTTCATCTGCCTGATCAGTACTCATCGTTCGCTGACAGTTATGGATACGAATTCTGCCACGGATCTCATGTTTGATCGTAAATTTCAT